CCGGCAGAACCACTTGGTTTCCACGGACAAGCGGCGATGGTCTCAGAGGCAACCGTCTGCGTCGGATCGACGGCATAGGTGCCGGCACCGCCTTGGCCGGTGACGAACGCCGTGATCGTGGTGCCGCTAGCGATACCGGAGCCCGAGAGCGGGTCGCCGACCGCGAGCTGCCCGGAAGCCACTGCCGTGACGGTGAGCACGCCGTACGTCGCGGTGATCGCTCCCTGTGCGACGTTTTGCTCCGGGACACTGAGCGCATAGTCGCCCACGCCTCCGGGAACGCCGTCCAACTGTGTTACGATCTTCGTGCCCTGCGCGATCCCTGTGCCGCTGATGGTCGCGCCAGGGAGCAACTGGCCCGACGTCATTGCCGTCACGTTCAAGACGTCGTCGTTGATCGATCCGGTGAATGCTGCAGTTGCCGGGGCGATCGAGCCCGTTACTGAAGCGTTGTTGGAGCTGCCGGACGGCGCGAATGACGCCGAACCATCGGCGAAGCTCGCAAAGGCCTTCATGCCCGGAAGCGCCTCGGTGGCGCCGTCATTCCTGGCCCAGAAGCCGCCGCCCGACATCAACGCGATCTGGAATCCAGCCGGAATGAGCATGCTAGATGCCTGCAAATAGCCGGTGATGAGGCCTTGCTGATCGCGATGTACGAAACCGCCAACCGGACCCGAACCGAAGTTGTTCACGATTGCCGGAGCGTCATTGGCATCGACCACCTCATTGGTGAGCCATGCGAAGCGACCGACCAACACGCCCTTGTCGCCCGCGATTAGGCCACCAGGGCCGGCATCGACCGAGAAGCGGGGATTCGTATTGCAGAAGTCACCGGCAACGGCGGGCGCCGGCTGGGTGTTCACGACAGTCTGAAAACCAGCCATCGGGATGTCCTTTCAAATCATGGTGTTGCCAGTCGAAGCTGGCGTGTCGGTTGATCGGCGTGCTTAATTTGCACAATTGCGCAAGTTGGATCAGATGACCTTGATCCTGTTCGCTTCGGGGAAGCGCTCGGCAAAGTTCTTTGCGCCGGCCGCGTCCATTGCAACTGCCGGCGCCTTCGGCCGGCGATCGGGGAGCGGTTGCATTTCGAGGATCGTCCGCAGTGCGGACGCGTGCACTTCCTTGATCTTGTCGCCAAGGCCGAGCGCGGTAAGTGCGGCGCGATAGACCGCCTCCGCGCTATCGCAGGCCATCGCGAGCTCGCCGACATACGGGCGAACCTTGCGCTCCGCTTCGCGGATCTCGCGCTGGCATTGCGTAACCTTTGCAGTCACGGATGAGGTGGTGTCAGCAACCGCCTTGGCGATCGCGGCATCCATGGCGGGCTTGTCGACCATTTCCTTCTCCTTGTCTTCGTCCTGCGCCGGCGGTGCGTTGGTGTCCGCATCGTCGTCCAATTCATCGGCCGCGCTAGCGCCGCCGATCATCGAGCAGACCTTCGCGATATCCTCGTCTGACAGCTTGTCGGCGAGGAACTGGCGGACGCCCTCGGCGCCGGCGTCCATGGTGGTTTCGTCCGGGCCCTTGCCGACCACCGGCAGGCCTGAGGTCGGGTCCGTGTTCTCGTCCTCGATCACCTCGGGACCTTCGAGCGCATCGACTAGCTGCGCGATGTCCTCAATGCTTGCGTCCTGGGCGAGCTTGCCGGTCGTCGCCTTTTTCACGCCCTCGACGATGCCGGCCTTCTTGGTCGCAAAATTCTTGTGCGTCAGACCGGCCACAATGGGGCCGAGATCAATTTTCGCGTCCTGTGCAAGCTTTGGCTTGAGCGCGATCATGAGCGCGCCCATGGCCACGGCGCCCTTGCGGGTCAGCAAGACTGCCTTCGACATGTCGAATACCTCTTCAAGTTTTGGGATTGCCGCATCGCCGACGACAACATCGCTGCCGGCGCGGCCTTCGCGGACGAGCGCTACATGGTTGCCGATGATGTCCCGCATGACGCCGTCATAGGGCACGCCTTCGTAGGTGCCTGGCGTCATGTCCGCGCGGTAGCGATACGCGCTGGACAATTCCTTTTTCACGTCGCTTTCGATGTCGTCGATCGCGTCGCGCGCCCACACGACCAGGCTGTTGTGCAGATACGGCGCCTCGAAAGCCGAATCCGTCCCCGTCGAGCCGATGACGAGATCCGGCTTATGGTCGTCGGCAGTGACCGGCACATGCCTGGACAACAACGGGATGTTGTTGAAGGTCGCCACCGCCTTCGCGAGCTCGTTCGGATCGCGGAGCAACTGATAGACCCGATCCGGATCGAGCCCGAGCGCCTGATAATCCGGAATCTCCCGGCCGATGTATGGATTGACGATCGCCTTGCTGATGTTCGTCGTTTCGACGTGCATGCGGCCGTCGTGGTCATACGTCCGGACGCTGGAACGATCAAAGGCGAGGCCGTGCGGCCGCGCCTCGTCCATGGCGAGCTTCGACAACACGGCTTTGACTCCGGGATGCAATGGCTGGGGCGGATCGGAAATCGGCGCCCAGCGATATTCGGTGTGTTCGCCGTTCAGATCGACGTCGAACGCCTCGCCGACGGCATGGCGAAAGGTCGAGAAATCGACGCCGTCCGGACTGGTGCGTCGATCGATCAGCGGCGGATTGAAGTCGCCAACGCCAAAGCCCGTCTCCTCGACGGCCTCGCGGCGCGCCGCCTCGGTCGCGGTCTCGCCCAGTTCTATGCCTCCGCCCGGGAAACACCATTCACCAGCATGATCACTTTCGGGACCGCGGCGCAGGAAGAGCGCGCGATTGCCGTAAACGAACATGATGCCCGCTGCGGCGGCCGCAGCATCCGCTGCAACGTATTCCTTGCCGACGCTCTCGGGGATTCCGAGTGTCGAATGGCCATGCGCGGCCGCTTCCATCGCGCGGTGCTGCGCAGCGGAGACGGACGGCATGTGCGTGGGCTCTTACTTGTTGACAGGCGCGGCTGCTTCGGGCTTCGCTGCCGGCGCCTCGGGCTTAGGCGTCTGCGCCTCAAGCTGCTTTTGCAATTCGATCAAAAACGGCGCCGCCGTCTCATATGGCAACTTCATGACGCCCTGCCCGATTGTCTGCAATTCGGCGCGCGTCACCTCGATCTTGATGCGATCGGTCGGCGCCTGCGCGAGAGCGGCGCCCATAAGAGCGAGTGAGAGACAGGCGGCAAGTCCAAGCTTCAGCATGATAACTCCGTCAGAAGTGCTTGAGTTTGCCTTCGAGCCTTCGGACGCGGTCCTCAAGCGACTGATCCGTGACGCTGCACCGGCTGGACGACGGGCGCGATCTTCTGCGCGACCGCGTCCGCAAGGCCTTCGAGCTGTTTTTGTAGGCCCTCCGGTGTGACGAAATCTGCCGCCTCCAACTTTTCGATCTTGGCGCCCGCCTGCGTCTGCAGGTCGAGCAGATCGTGCAAATCCTTGTGCAGCGGATCGACGTTCTGGCTGAACTGCGTCAAGAACTCCTGCCGATTCGCTTCGAGCTTCGCGCCGGCCTGCGCCATGAAGTCCGCGGCAAGCGCCGCGAACCGCTTGTCGATGGCGAGCGTTGTCGGTACAGCGGGTGGCAGATTGGTCGCGGGCGCAACTGATGAGTTGGCCGCCGGTGCGGCCGGCTCTTTCGGATCTGGCAAAGATGCTTCCTTAGAAAGAAGTCGTTGAACTAGCTCGGTTGGCTGCCGCTCCACGCCCTCTCAATAAGAGTCGAGCTGCACGGCTAAGTACGCGCATGGGGCCACAGATAACCTACGTTAGCGTCGCGATGATCTGCGCCGGCGCCTTCGTCAGACCTTAATGGAGAGCGGCAAGCAGCGTTTGTAGAAGTACTGAAACACGACTCCGATCAAGAAGCCGCTGAGGGCCGACTCGATTGCGACAAAGCTGCTGAAGGACAACAAATCGAAGGTGGTAAACGCGACGTGTGGCAACGGCGGAGATCCCAAGTAGGCGATCAACGTCGCAGCAAGTTGCAGAGCGCCTTGCCACGCGGCGACGGCCAACGAAATCTCTGTCGACTTTCCCGCCTTGTCCACGTAGGTGCCGATGAAATAGCCGAGCACGGCTTGAGTGGATGCAAACAGAAACGGCGCGATCGTGAGCTCTCCACGTAGGTACAAGCTAAATGGGATAGTGAAGGACAAGGATACGGCGTAGGCGGCCAAAGCAATCAAAAGGTTCTCCGGGCGATCGAAATTAGGAGGCCCCTGGCGTCGCCATTTGCGTTTCAGTTTTATCGCGAGGATCATGACGATCGAATAGTTTAGCGTGAAGGTGAGCGAATACCAGATCACGCGTTCGCGATTTAGTGCCAGCGCCCCTTCTTCCACGCCGCGCATATAGGCAAAAGCCTCATGGGCGACGTTCAAGACAAGCAGGAGCAGGAACATCGAGCCGGTCACGCGCGCCACTGCATCCCAATCTAACAAGGGGATTGGCGGGACGCTGATGCTGAAACCCAATTCGTTGAGAGTTTTACTCATGTCTTCGGGCATGAGCTTAGTCGCAAAAACGGATAGAGCGGTCAGTAGGCACAGCGTTTGGTATAGTGTGTCGCACTTGGCTTGAAGCTCTAGCCGGCGTGCAGACAGCGTTTCGATCTCGCGCCTGTCATTATTGGCCGATATGTAGAGATCCATATCAGACACATCGGCCGGGACCAATCTTTCCTGATCGACCAAATACGCGGTGAGCGCGGTTCTTAATTCCAGGCTTTGATTGGCGACTTCGCGTAAGTCGCGGTCGAGCTTGATCTTGAATCTGGTAGTCATCACGGACTGCAGTTGAGTGCGCAGACACAGAACTGCGATCAGTCTTTGCTCTAGCGCGCCGGCCAACTTACCGTCCGCCGCTCTTATGGCGTCGCGAGTGGCTAGCATTGGCCGAACGACCGACAAAGCGTTCGTTGGCGGAAAATACCGAGCATCGTAGAGTTTCTCAGCGAGTATCCGGACGTCGTCTGGAATAAATGCCGCCTGATGGAGTGTTTGGAGCAGCCAACCGTCGATGTCTTTGAACCCTGGAAAGGCGGAAAGCAGTCCTGAAAGCGCGAACAAGGCAATCAATACCATGTGCTGCAGCGTTATCGAACTGCCAAAGGAGAACGGAGCTCCGGTTAGCAGGCTGATCGCTTCGGCGACGAGGTTGGGAAAGAACACGATCGCGATGAAAGCGAGCTCGAGAACTGCCACGTAGCGCCTAGCAAAACGGTTATAGCGGGCGCGCGATGTCGTGAATATTGGAGGCGCCGTCGTGATCAACCGGAACCCTACAGTCGGACCGCCTCCATTTCCGAAGTCAATTGCATATTCTGGACTGTTAAAATGGAATCGGCCGTAAAAATAGAGCGCCAACATTCCGGCGGGAACGATCCAGTAAATTTGCGCCCACGCCCACAATTCTGCCGCCGAAACACCCGCAAAAACTTGAGGTGACATGACGACCTCCCGTTGAGGTAGTATTGCCAGTTTAACAAGGGCAGGCAGTTGCCAGTGTGAGCCGGTTCACACGTCTAACTAGTTTCGGGGACACGACCCGGCGTTGAAGATCTCCTTGCTTTGATGGCCACCTACGCGCACCAGAAAAATTTTGTTTCTCACACATCGAGTCCTTTTATTGCCCTGCAAGAATTGCGTTCCAAGGGTGAGAAGATCACGTGAAGCCCTGGATCACGGATTTACTAAAGCACCGGCAGTTGATTTCCTCACCAGGAAAAATCCAACGCTTCACGGCCGGGTCCCACATGCCTTTTTTGACGTCGTACTTCTCGCCATTCATGGCGACATGTGTCGGGCGCGGATGCTTGCCGGCGCCGGAATGCACCCAGATCGCTTCCGTGATCCCCAGTTCGTCCTGGCGCGCGCGCGTCATTGACGCGGTCGCCTTGTTGTTCTGGTCGCGGGCGATGAATGCGGCCCGGCGGTGCGTGACGCCAAACTGCTCTTGCAAATCGTTCGTCAGTTGCCCGAGATCCCGGCCAGTCTGCACCGAGCGCATCACCAGGCCCTCGATGTTGGTGAAATACTGGCTCGGGATCGATTTGATGAGCGAGACCTGCTGGCCAATCGTCGCCTGCATGATGTCGCGCATTGCGGGCGTCACCTTGAATTTGATGGTGAAGCCCGCCTTTTTCAGGATGGCGCGCAGCGCGCCGCTCGATCGCTCGGCAACCGCCTGGCTGAAATACTCCGCCAGCGCCTGCGCCGCCTCGTCAAAATTCTTCTGCCAACGGCGTGCCAGCTTCCGGATCGCGTCCCGCAGCCCATCGGCCGGCGTGCGATCCTGCGCCATGATAGGCTCATTGGCCCGGTAAGCCGCGCGCAGCCAATAGACGACAGACTTATCCATCTCCGCGATGAGGGCCTGTAGCTTCTTGCGATAGGCCGCCTCGATGCCGGCATTGGGCTGCACGCCCCGCAACGCCTGGTCGGTTTTCTTTGCCGTAAGTCGCCGCACCATCACGCCGCTTTGCGCTCTGTTTCCGCGCGTTCGCCATCATCCTGGTCGCGCCCGCCTTCCGCTTGCTCGGCAATCCGAGCCGCCGAGCGGTTCGGCTCAAGGCCTGCTTCCTCCTCGAGAAGGCGCGGAACCTTGTCGACGTCGATTCCGTGATAGGGCGTATCCGGTTCATTGGCGATGCGCTTCCGGACCTCGCTGGCATCGAGCACCCCGCCATTGATCCGGATCTCGTCCGTCTCCGCTTCGATCTTTTCGACTTCGGCCTTCTCTTTCGGCATGAGATCGGAGAGCGGAACAAACGTGAACGTGATGCCCGGGTCGATCTCGCCCCAAAGGGACAGCTGCACGAAATGCAACAGCCGCGCCAGGTTCGGACGGATTTGCGCTTCCTGGCCCGCTTCGATCGTATCGTCAAATGTCTCTATCTCGCCCTCGGACGAGGCGTTGAGGCCCGCCGGCGAGATGCCGAGCAGCTTGACCAGAGGAATCCGGCTCACACTCGCCATGTGCTCTTGGGCTTGCGCCTGCAGCTGGTCTAGCGTTCCGAGCGGCGTTGAGATGTTGAAGAACTCCTCGCTGTCCTTGTCGAGGACCATCAGCCCTTGATTGTCCCGGTTGCTGTTGAACAGCACCAGGCGCTTGAACAATTGATCGCCGCCGGTAGCGAGATAGTTTGCGAGGTTAGTCTTGATGCCGCTGGTCGAAAACGTGCTCACCAGGTCCGAAACCGACTGGCGCACGCGAAGCCAGTTGTCGACGTAGGGCTTGACCATCTGCGACATGGACAAGCCGCCAAACGAATAGGCAGGTTTCAGAAGGTCCGGCACCTCGCGGCCGATGAAGGTCAACAGCCGCGTCGAGTGCACTTCCTTGCCCTGCACGAACCAGGATGATGGCTTATACCAATCTGGCTTCAGCGGATCGATGGCGTTGTAGCTTGAGGGATAGGTCCAGACTGGCTCAACGACGCGGAGCCGCTTCAGCGAGCCTTTGCCCACCTTGGCCTTGCTCATCTCGTTCTGGCCATTGCCGATCGGAAGCCGCAATTCCGCGCGGTCGTCGGTGCTGCCCAGATCGAGATAGATGTGCGCGCGGCCGAAGAAGCCATCGACCTCCAGCGCCTTCCGGATTACGTCCTTGACGCCGAGGCGCGTGAACTCGTCCTCGAGCGCCTTGATTTTGTCGGTCTTGTCCTCCTCGCCGGCCGCCTGGAATTTGATCCATTTCCGGGTCATCTCCGTGGCGATGGTCTCGGTGATGACGCGGTATTCCGGCCGCTGCGCGAGCTCCGCAAGGTACGGATAGCCGAGGAATTCAAGGCCTTCGGCGAACACCTGATTTGCGAAGCCGCCCGCCCAGCCGAGTGCAGCGCCGATTACGCTGTCCTGCGCCATGCTTGGCGCCGGCACGTCAGCGGGAAGTACGCCCGGCGGCGGGACGGCGACCTTAAACGGATTGAACTTCGGCCTTGCCGGCGCAGCGCTCGCGCGGGCGAGCGTCTCGTCGCTGATCTTGGGCAGGAATGCCGGGATGTCGATTGGCTTGCTGGCTTTCGCCCTGGCCTTCTTTCTCTTCCGAGCCTTCTTCGGCTTTGGCGCATTGCCCTTCACGCGCTCATATTCGAGCAGCGTCTCGAGGACGAGCGTGCGGATTTCGGAAGGTTTCAAGTCAGCGCCTCGGGCCTGGGGTGGCCGCGCGCCGCAAAACTTCGTCGCTGATCACCATCGGCCGTTTTCCAATGAGTTCGTTGAACGCTTCGCTCGTCGAGTCCGCGTCGTCGTCATGCCCCGCGTTCTTCGGCGGCGGGAAGCCTTCCAGCGCCGTGAACCAATCGTCATTCCAGGCGCCGCGCAGCACCACAACGTTGCCGCCTTCCGCCTGGGCGGAGAACGCACCGAAGCGGGTTACCTTGTCGCCGGATGCTGGAGCGAAGCGCGCTTGATAGCCCGCAAGAAGCTTCAAAAGAGCGGCCATCTGGTATTTGCCAGCCTGCGCCGGATCCAAAGGCAATGCGATCTTGCAGGCAAACCCGTCTTGCGAGGCGGTGTTGAGCAGGAGCCTCTCGACCGCGGCAGGCGTGCCGCGGATTCTCACCGAATGCGCAACGATGAACCGCCCGTCCGGGGTGCGGCCGATCTTCGTGCCGACGGTCCAGTCCGGATCGTTAGTCTCGTTCTTCGGCGTCGCGGCCAAATCCCAGCCACGAACAAACTGCGTACCTTCCGGGATCGCGTCGACAACCTGGCACCAGCCACGCCGAAAAAGCAGGCCCGCGGCCGCGCGGATTTTCCAGTTGCCGCCGAGGAGCCGCTCGCGCTCCACCAGCGGCAGCGCCATCAGGTTGGCGAGATAGCCCGGATCCGCGGCCATCAAGGCCCGGTTGTCCGTCAGCTTCGCCGGAATGAACGTTAGCGACTTCGGCGGGATCGGAACGAGCACGCCGTTTTCGTTCGGCGCTTTGTGTTCCGCGAGGTCTTCCGGACGATCGGCCCAGACGATCGAGTCGCCGATGCGGACGAACCAGCGCAACACGCCGGCGCGCTCCGGGATCGGATAGCCCGTGTCCTGATTGATCCACCAGGCGATCAGCTCCGCAACCCAGCTATCGGCATCCGGGTTGCAGGTCGCCCGAATGTACGGCCGCACCCCGCACATCGACCGATTGCGGCTGACCATGTACCAGAATTGCTTCTGCGTGAAATGCGTCAGCTCGTCGAAGCACATCAGCGGGATCTGCGATCCCTGCCAATTGAGCACGGTCTTGTCGTGCTCCAGGTGCTTGAACGAAACGGTCGAGCCCTTCGGGAAGGTCCAATAGAGCTCGTGCTGGTTCGGCTTTGCGCCGAGCAGCGGGTAAAGTTTTACGCTTTCATCCCAGAGGGCGCCCTCGTTCGTGATCTGCGGCGTGGTGCGCCGGAAGATGACGGCGCCGAAATCCTTGTTGCCGACATGGCGGAGCGGCTCGAGGAGTTCGGCGAAAGTCTTGCTCAACCGCCCCCAGCGGCGCCGCCATATATCGCTATGTCAGCGGGACTGCTGAGGAAGCGACTTTGGGGGCCTGGCTGGGGGCATATCTCCTGCTGGGGGTCCATCTGCGATGCGGTTCACCGACTTTTATGCGGCCATCATTGCCGGTAGCGCCAGCATAACTTCGGATACCGCGTCTATTACGTTCATCAGTAATCTTCTTTTTGTTTACGCCTGCGATTTTCGCGACGGCGTGGTCTGGCATCGTGCCGAGGATCAAGATTATTTCCTCGCTCAAAGTTATTCTGTTCCAACCGGCCATATTAGGCGGCGGCGTATTGTTGGTTCGGTCATATGAAGCCTTGATCCCGCGACATTCGCGACGATATGAGATCGTCTTGCGCTCGCACCCAAGACGTTTTGCAAGCACGGAAATCGGGAAGGACTCCTAGTAACGCATCAATCTCCGGCGTCCAGACCACGCGGCCGACACCTGGATTGCCAGCGCCGGCCACTGCACAGTTAGAGAGATCAAAACGAGCGCCAAGACGCCGGACCCATCTCCGTTCTATGATGGACGAACGCTCGACAGCAACACGTTCGAGCGCGACGATTAAGGGTCGTTTCCCCTCAGACAGGCATTTCCTCAACCAAACGTATTTCGGCGATAGATCACCCTTGACCGCTACGCGCCGATGCGACGCCATTCGAATTGCGAGCGGCTGACTTGTCTTGCCGACGTATATTGGTGCGCCGGTGTCTGGACAAACCCAGACATAGATAACGGAAGTGCGATTCACGGAATCGAGCATATAGAGCACTCGATTAAGATCCGCGACCGTTATCTGGAATTTTAAAGATCACAACCTGCGTGGCCGGCTCCGGCAGGTCCTTCCCATCCTTGCCGGTGTGCTCATGCTGGTGCTTGTTCGTGAATGCGCCACCGGATTCCTTTGCCGCCTGCTCCAGCAGTTGAGCCGCGAGGGGCATGTTGCCGCGCTCGATGGCGACGCTGATCATGGCGTCGAGCCGCTGTAGCCGCACCGCCTTGTGATACGACGGGATGGAGTCGAGATCCTGCTTTGCCTTCTCGCGGGTCTTGAAGAACAGCTCCTTCAGTTCAGGCGCCAACGCCCGACCGGCGCGCGTCGTCGGATCATAAAAGTGGACCCGCTGCCGGCTCACCTCTAGACCGAACTCCTCTTTGACGGCCTTAACAACCTGCGAGGGCATGTCAAAGCGGGCAAGCCGTTGGACAATAAATGCCTTTACGGGCCCGGGCAGCTCTTCGGAGGTCGCCATGAATGTAAAACACGGTCAAATGAAAGTGCCAAACCCAACCGGCCGGCCATCTTTTGCGCGGTTGCGCGCGGGACTCACTTGACAGATATTTCCGAAGGCAGCGGAACGTTGGTCCACGCCGCATGTTTAGCTAGCGGAGACGGAATCTTCGCAAGGAGCGGGACAGTCACCATCCGGGACCAACGCGGCGTAACGCCCGCGTGGTCCCCGCCTAACTTTATCCATGCATCGCGAGCGAAACCTCATGAACAGGCGCAAGCCAACCTACTTTCGTAATTCGCTGGATTTAAGGGACAAAGTGCAGGTCAAGGTTCTGCGCAAGCGCCTCAAGCTATCGGACGAACAGTTCGCCGACATTGTTCGAAAGTCTGGCAGCGCAATTTCCGCCATCACCAAAGAGGCCGCTCTTTTCAAGGCTTAATGAACGTCTCTGTTTGGGCATGAACTTTTTGGCACTCGTGGTCCCGGTGGGCGTACGGTGGCGGGGTGATCGCGGGCGCGATCGGCTCAAGATCATGCGAGTGACAGCTCGCGGTTCGGGTGTGGCAACACCCCGACCCCGTCTCTTTCGACACGGGGAGATTACTTCGCGCAGTTGCCGCAGGCGAAAGTCGATATCGGCCTGGGCGATCGTCGGGCCCTGGGCGGCAGCGTCAATCATGGCCTGGACGCCGGCAGCCGCCGCGCCGTAACGGCGGACGACACCGATAAACTCCTCAACATCGTGACCCCCGAAGCGTGAACGCCGGCAGGCCGGTGGATTTTTTGAACTTCGGCGCCCCGTACATGTCGCGTTCCACGCCGCAATGGGACAGCTCATGCTCGCATAGCGCGCACCATTGAGCGTCCGAGCAGTTCGCAGCGTAGCTCGTGTCAAACGTCAGGATGAAATCCGGGAGCTCGCCGAACCATTGGACGATCTGGAGCTCGGCGCTTTGGCCCACTTTCCCAGTACGGCAGGTTCACCGCGCTCAGCCTGACCGACAACGCGCCGGCCCTGCCGCGAATTCTCGACCGACGTCCACAGGACGCCAATGCCGGCAAGGCCTAGATGGAAGTGGTCATCGTTCTGCAGCGGCGAGCCCTCTTCGATGAAGGTCGACCGAAACCACGTTTCGAGCTCGAGCGCCGGTATGAAGGTTGGCGCCTCGAGGTTCTCGGGGTCTAGCATGGCCTCCGGTGGCTCGGGCCGCTTCAACCGGGA